ATGACAGATGAAGAGCTAAAGCAGGAAATTGAGAAAGTTAAAAAAATGATTTCAGATTATGAAAGTTTGAAAACGGTGATTGCTCCAACTTCTGAAGAGTATGAACGACAGATGAACATTTTGCTCGATAGGCTGGGCAATCTATTGAAGATGAAAGATTAACAAAAAGCCCCTCTTGGGAGGGGTTTTGAAACTATACGATATGGATAATTTACAGGAAAAATTAGCAGAACTGAAAACCTATATAGGGAAAACGGACGAAGAAAGCAAGGCCAGATTTGATTCCTTGTCTGCGGAAATAAAGGCAATGAAGTTGACGGATGAAGAGAAAACCATCTTCAGAAACTTTATGATGCAGGGACTGGAGGATATCAGTAACAGTATGGATGTCATAGAACGGGAATTAAGAATCAGGGAACAGCTAAAAGAGGCTGTTGAGATATTGCCTTTGGCTTATATTGCTAGAAACTACTTTGGAAAGAGTGCATCTTGGCTGTATCAGCGCATAAATGGATATAAGGTGCGAGGAAAGGTCTATACGCTGAATCATGAGGAAATAGGTATCTTCAACCGTGCACTGAAAGAAATAGGAGAAAAAATAGGCTCACTGTCCATTACTGGTTAATGGCTGTTTCTTATGACACCTGATCCCCATGGTTGAGCTGCCATGGGGATTTCTTTTTATTGGATAATGCCGAGAAAATTCATATCTTTGCAGTCACAAGTATGTAGAACATAATTCTTAGTGCTTGGTTTGACTTTGGTGAGGGGGTGGTTCCCCTCACTTTTTTTATATCGGAAATCTTTGTTTATTGTTTAGTATAATGTCTATAAATTGTATGACACCTTTGAGGTTATATTATGTAGAAGCAATGTCGCATCTATATAAACAATTTCATAATGAGTAGAATTATAAAGAATTGTCCATGTACGTTAGAAGTATGGAGTGGTCCAGATGAACCGATTTTAAAAGAATGGAATATGTATTTTAACTGTAAAAATGAAATAAAGGAGTATTTAAACAATAAACTTCAAGAGTTTAAAGGGGACATGGTAGAATGTTATGTTTATCAACTACATAAGGGCAAACTTAGTGAAGTATCGGTGTGTTTTGAAGTAAAGTAAAGAAAGTTTCCAGAAGGATATTGAAAAGGCAGCTTATTGGGCCGCCTTTTCAAGGTTCTCTCTGATTTGTTGGAGCATCCGGAAAGCTCCGGCCATCTTATAGTTACCCAGACATTGCTTAGCCTGCATGATACAACTTTCAACAGTAAGTTTCAAATCCGGGGTAAAAGCCGCTTTGTTAATCTGCATTTCTTTGGGAAGTTCATCAGCATGGTTATTGAACCATACGATCATTTCATTCAATTCCTCTTCGGAATAAGATTCTTTTTCAGCCATAATACATAAGTTGATGTTAATAGTGTGCAAAGATAAAGGAACATATAATTCATGGGTTATCTTTTAACAGAAATATTATCAAAATAAAACCGTCCCTACTTATCACAAGCCGGAACGGTTCAGATTAGTTATGTTTTGACAATCTACTTCACATTTTATTGAACAAAATACCAATGGATTTGCTCAAAGGGATTTGCCTATTTCTAAAAATATTTGTTGTCACATTATTACGTATTACAAAAAAGGAGGGCATCGTGCATCACGAGCCCCCCAAACTTTTATTATGAGATTGGCTTCTACTCCAAAATCACAGGGCAAAGATAGTGAAAATTCTATTCTTGCCTGCTGAATATATAATTCTATTGGAAAATTGTATTTTTTGCTATATAAATTTCGATAACAATTGTATAAAAAAACACCCCGACTCATCACGAGCCAGAGTATTCAACTTATGAATTTAAAGTTTTATTATGAGGAATCATTATTACGCCAATGTTTTTTCGTCACCAGCGCAACAATAATCAGTACGGTTACACAAACACAGGCAAAACCGAATTGTTCATGGAAATAAAAAAAACTTCCCGACTTATCACAAGCAGGGAAGTCTTAATCATAAATTTAAAGTCTTATTATAAGAAATCGTTTCCACGTTGTCGCCTGACCACCGCCAGTACGATAACAACAAGAACTGCCCCACTAACACATGCCAGAACTATTTGTTCAAGCAGTTTGGATTCTCTTTTATCCTTCATCATTTCAGTGTACTCTTTCTCATGGATATCGGAAGAGCATTTTTTGTCGGCATTGAGTTTTATAGTATCGTTTATAACCGATTTCTTGTCTTTTGCCTGATTGAAATTTCCCTCTATTTGCCCATCTGCCAGTAACGGAGATTTCCCGGTCAGACTGTCGGGCGGTTTTCGGGTATCATAAACTTGGAAATCAATCACATAGTTACCATTAGTGGTAATAAGTTCGCTCAAAGAAGTAGCAGAGCCATGTACGATATTGACCGATTCACTCGTGCTATCTTTGCTGATTACTTCTACATCGGACTTGACAGCCTTATGCGAGCTGCCACATGATCCGAACAGCAGGAACAGACACATGAAAGGAGCCAGCAATATATGCCGGCTTACCCAGTTCATAACTCTAACCAACATAGTCTACAACTTAAGAACTTGCATCCTGTTATTTCCATCAGCTCGATAACTGACGTGCACCCAAGCGAAGTTAGACTCGTCAATCAACTGGTCATAGGGCAGGTTCCTGCGGATATACTCAAATAACAGCTTGTTTTGCTGACGGTCTCCTGTATCGATGTCGGCTGCTTCCCCCTTCATGTGCTGCGAAGTCTTACTTCCCCTAACGGCCGCATTAAGTTCCGGACAGCGATAGCCACTGTTTACTGTTATAGGCTTTCCCCACCATGTGCGTAACGGGTCCAGTACGTTGTCCACCAAGGCAGTCAGAGCAGTCACATGCTCCTGTCTGCATCTGTTATTGATACCCAAGCGGTCAGCAGTTGTTGACTTGCAGAGTTCCGCAATCGTAAAAAACTTCATTTCTTATCCTCCTTTTTGTTTTTTCATAAAAAGAATATAGCTATATTTGCACAAAAACATAGCATGTTTTTTTCATGTAATAGAACTGAGTTTACCGGTCTGGCGAGGCCGGTTTTTCATTATTCCTACTGATTGCCCCCTGTCCCTCATCAAACAGTATCTGAGCCATGATCTTGGCAATATCATCCTTGTTCTCGATGATCACACTCATTGTCTTTTCTGCTTTGCGCAACTCCGCTTTCTCCCATGATTTTTCACGAACTGATTTAAACTCACAGAAAATGCAGTAACCCGTCCAAATCATTGAAAAAACAGGAAAGGGGATAACCACACAGCATAATAGATCAATGAAGCACAACTCTATAAATGGAGTGAAATACTTCTTCGCCTTGATGGCTGTTTTCTTATACCCCGTGGATGTTCTTGCCTCCCCGCGTTGTTTGGCCTTCATTATCCCTGAGACCAGATCCACGAACATTGCGCCGATAGTGGCTGCGATACACAAGGCTATCAGTACAATGTGTATCATCATGTGCTCGTTGATAAAATTGTAAATTACGTCTTTCATTACTTTGTCTTGATTATAAAATATATTGTTCCAAAGATATGTCTATTTACTTGCGTCATTGTTGCAGAATTACTTAAATCCATTGCCACGATATGACAATAAAAAAAGAGCCCGATGACAATATTTATTGCCATCAAGCTCCTGGTTACAACTGCAAAGATAGTGAAAACTATTCCATATTCAATCCATATTGAAAAAAATAATCAGGAGCAATATTTCGATTATCCGAAGAATTTAAAGAGTCACAATATTAATAGAAAACAAATAGGGTTCATGAAATCTACCGATTGTCTATAAAATCAGATGTTCTCAAGCCTTTATCAGGAAACATCTTTACTTTTTTCCTTTTCCTTTGAACATTTTTCAAGTCACGCACAATGGTGCTGGAAAGTACCTCCGAATAAATCTGTGTGGTCTTTACGGAAGTATGTCCGAGCAGCTTCTGGACTGTTGTAATCGCAACTCCCTGATGAACCAGCAGGGTGGCACAGGTATGACGGCTCACATGGTAGGTTATCCGCTTTTTGATACCACACAATCCGGCCAGCTTTCGAAGCTGCTTATTCACTTCCGAGTTACAAGGCAAAGCGGCAAAACTTCCGATATCCGGATAACGGTCAAGAATGCCCAATGCCCTGCTTTCAAACAGCAGATGCAACGGCAGACGGATTTCCACCCCTGTCTTGACGGATTTGAAGTACAGCCACCGCTTGCCGTTTATCCTAATGAAATTCTCAGGTGTGAGCTGGCGGAAGTCAGAATAGCGCAATCCGGTATAACAGCAGAACAGGAAGGCATCGAGCACATGGCGCATGGATTCCTCTTCCACCTCGACCGTTTCCAGCTTCTTCAGCTCGTCCGGGGTAAGAAA